GGTGCCTGCGTCCACAGCAGACGCACCACGGCGATCTCGACCTCGTTGCGCAGCACGGTGCACGACGTCGGCGCGCCGAGCGAACTGGCGGCGGACTGGATGTCCCAGTTCTTCGTCTGCCAGCCGCCCCCGGTGTACGCCGACACCTGGAGCACACCGTTGCTCGTCAACGGGGTAACACGGACGAGGGAGTTGTGCAGCGTCCACCCGGTCGCCGCCACGCTGTAGTTGATGCCAGCCCGCTCCAGCGAGTTCTGGTCAATGAACCGCACCCGGCCGTTGAGGTAGGAGCCGACCGGGCAGCCCCACCGCGGGTTGTAGCCGGTCTGGAGTCGCCGGTAGACGGTCATTGCCCCGTCGCTGCCGGTTCGGGTCACTGTGGACGGCTGGGACGGTCCGGCCCAGTACGCGTAGTGCCCTATCGGCGGGCAGTGCCACCGCTCCCCCGTCGCGCTGAAGCTGTTGTTGCGGGCGGTCGCACCGGTCAACCTGGACTCCAGGTCGACCTCGGTGTCCGTGCCGACCCGGATGAGGTTCGCCGACCAGTCGCACGTGATGAGCTCGCCCGTCCAGTTCATCAACGCGGCCTGCGCCGCGGTGAGCCGGTAGTAGCCGTTCCGGTCCTGCTTGTTCGTGAACGTCACCGGCTGGATCGAACTGCCGGCCATACCGGTCAGGTCGTCCTCGACCTGCGCCAGCGCCGCCACCGACAGGCCAGCCGACGGCGCGGTGGAGGCGTTCACCTCCTGCCCGGTCAACGCGAGGGTGCGGCCGGTGGCGTTGGTCGAGTCGACCGCGTCCGTGGCCGTCGTGATGGCCTCCCGCAACGACAATCGGCCGATCTGCGTGGTCCCGAAGTTCGTGGTCATGAGTACTGGCCCTCCACGACTCGCAGGGCGTTGCGGAGCTCGAAGACCATCTTTCGGGCGTTGGCGGTCATCGCGTTCGGGTCGGTGAGGTCGACGATCCCGGTCACGTTGACGTTCTCGATCGTGATGCCGCCCTGCCCGGCCGTGGTCGACGAAGTCGCGCCGGCCAGGCCCTGAGCGGACACGAGCGGCGCGCCGCCGGACACCATCACGCCCCGCGCCGCGGCGAGCACACCAGCCGCCATGGTCCGCGACGCGGCGACGGCCTGACCCTGCGTCTGCTGCATACCCACCACGAGGCCGGTCGGGATGTGTTGGCCCACCTCTTCGGCCATCACCCGCGACGGCGACGAGATCCCCAGGGCGTCCTTGATTGGGCCCGGGATCACGCTCTTGATCCAGCCCCACACGTGGTCATAGAGCCACTGGCCCATGCCCTCGATGCCGTGCCAGATGCCCTCGACGATGTTCTTGCCGATGTCAAAGATGCCGGAGATCGCGTCCCACACCGCGCGCACAGCGCCCTTGACGATGTCGACGATCGCGTTCCAGATGCCGCCGAACACGTCCTTGATGCCCTGCCACACCTGGCCCCAGTTGCCGGAGATGATGCCGGTGACGACCTCGATCACGCCCTTGATCACCTGCATGACGTCCTTGACGATGTCGGCGATCGACCCGAACACGTCCTTCACGACGGGCAACAGCGCCTTGATCACCGGGACCAGGATGTCCACGATGATCTGTATCAGCGGCTGGATCACTGGCACCAGATCCGAGATCAGCTGAGCCACGAGCCGCAGGATCGGCATCAGAGCCTGGAGGATGTCCAGCAGCGGCGGGATCGCGGCCTGCACGATCTGCATCAGCGCCGGGAACAGCGGCGCCGCTGCCTGGAACACGCCCTGCATCAGCTGGCCCCAGGCGTCCAGGATCGGCATCAGCGCGGGGAACACGCCGGACACCGCGTTCGCGACGGTAGTGATTAGCTGGACGAGGATCGGCAGCAGCGGCGAGATCGCCGTCCACACCGCGCTGAACGCGGTCGATAGTGCCTGGCCGACGACGTGCGCCAGCTGGGTCACCACGTTGATGATCGGCGGCAGGATCGGCAGCAACCCAACCAGTAGCTTCGCGACGAAGTCGGTGATGGGTGGGATCAGCTGCAGGATCGCGCCGACCAGCTGACCGAACGCCGGCATCGCCGGGGCGAGCGCCTTGAGCACGGAGTCGAGCTGCTGGGCCACCACGGTCAGCACCGGGCCGAGCGCGGCCAGAACCGGCTTCAGCAGGGCGACGATCATGTTGGCCAGGTCGGAGATCACCGGAACCAGCGCGGCGAACACCGGCGCGAACGCCTGCGCGATCAGCGTCACCAGCTGGCCGAGCGGCGCGCCGAGACTGCCGATGGCCTGCCCCAGCGACTGCAACATCGACCCCAGCGGGGCCATCGCCGGCGCCAGCGCGGCCATCATCTGGTTGAGGCCGCCACCGATCGCGTTCAGCCCGGCACCCAGGCCGGACGTCACCGGCCCGGCGACCGAGCCGAGCTGCACGAGCCCGGTGAACACCTGGCCCAAGCCGCCGAGCAGCCCCTGAAACAGCGGGACGGCGTTGGCGAACAGCGCCTGCAACTGGCCCTGGAACAGCGGCGTCTTGAACAGGTTCCCCGCCTGCACCGCAGCGTCCGAGAACACGTGCCCCATGGACGCGATGCCAGCGTTGAAGATGGGGAACAAGCCCACGGAGTCCTTGAGCATGGTGGTCATGCCCGGCAGGAAGCTGTTCTCCGAGGTGGCCTTCAGCCCGTCCACCAACGGTTTCATCGACAGCAGCTGGTTGACGAAGTCTCGGCCGGCCGGGGTCAGCTTCGCCATAGCCGCCGCGAACTGGCTGGCGGCACCGGCGGACTGCGCGGCTTGCGCCGCTTGCTGTGCCTCCGTGTCGGCGAGGTTCTGCTGCGCCTTCGCCACCGCTTCGGCGGCGTCGGCTTCCTGCCGGGAGGCGTCGACCTGCGCCTTGGTCAGCGCCTCCTGCGCGTTCTGCACGCCCTCGTTCGCGGAGATCAGGGAGTTCTTGGCGTCAACGACTTGCTTGTCGCCCTCGACGCCCTTGGCATTGGCGTCGGCGGCCTGCTGTCGGACCTGCTCGTCGCGCTGCTTCAGGTCGTCGAGCTGCTGCTGGGCGTTCTTGACGTCGTACTCGGCCTGCCGCTTCTCCAGATCCGTGGACAGCGGGTTGGCCAGGACCTGCTTGAGTCGCTGCTGCGCCTGCTCGACGGCGAGGCTCGCGCCCTCCTCGTTGACGGCCATGTCGCTCACCTGTTGGTTGAGCGACTCGATCTGCTGCTGGGCGGCCTTCCGGGCGTCGGTGAGGTTCTGCGTCGCGATCTGGTCCTGCCGCTGCGCATCCGTGACCCGCTGCTCGGCCTGCGCGATGGACAGCGCGGCGTCCTCGTACACGCGGGCCTGCTGCTTCTGGGCGTCCGCGATCGCCTGCTGCGCGTTGCGGATCGCGATCGCGTTGCTGAGCTGGGTCGAGGCCGCAGAGTTCGACGCCGACGCGGCGGCCTTCTGGTCCGCCGAGTATCCCTTCAGCGCCTCCGATACACCGTGGAACGCGAACCCGATCCCAGCGAGCGCCGCGCCAGCCCCTGCTGCGGCTGGTCCGATCGCCGCGATGGCCGCAGCCGCAACAGCCGCGAGCGCCGGGATGGCGCCGAGTCCCATCGCCGCGAACCCGCCGATCCCCGCGAGCGGCCCGGACAGGCTGGATGCCGAGAAGCCCGCCTTGTCCACTGACGACGATGCCTGCTCGGCCTTCGTCTTGACGTCGTCCAAGCCGGAGCCGTCGCCCTGGATGGCGACCCGCTTGGCCTTCAAGGTGTCGACGCGCGCGTTGAGCTGATCCAGCTTCGCCTCGGCGGCCGCGATGTCGGCGTCCACCTTCGGGGAGGCCCGCTTGGCGTCGAGCTCCTGGATCTTCAGCTGGACGCGTTCCAGGTTGATGTTCGCGGCCTGGATGTCGGCGTCGACCTTCGGCGATGGCCGCTCCTGGTTCAGCTCCTCCAGCTTCGCCGTGATCTGCTGGGCCTTCAGCTCCGCGGCGGCGATCTCGACGTCGATCTTCGGGTCGGTCTTGCGGGACTTCAGGTCGTCCAGCCGTGCCTTGACCTGGTCGATCTGGGCGGTGGCGGCAGCGATGTTCGCGTCGATCGTCGCCGTGGCGCGCTTGTTGTCGATCCGCGTGCGGACTTCGTCGGCCTTCGTCTCGGCGGGGGCCACATCCGCGTCCACCTTGATCTCGGCTGGTGCCTTGCCGCGCACCTTGGCTTCGATCTTGGCCAGGTCGTCCTCCGTCGAGTCCTTCAGCTTGACCTCGACGTACGCCTCGGCGATCTTGAAGCCGTCGCCGGCCATTCGCTGTCACCTCCCTCCGTCAGTCGACGATTCCGGGGAACTGGGCCTTGAACTGGTCGAGCGGGATCACGTCCGCGCCGGCTGCTCGCTGCTGCTGTGGCTCGCGCGTTGGTGGCTGGTAGGTCTCTTCCTCGTCCTGGAGATGCCGGTACCGGGCGGCCATGACCCCGTCGTACGCGAAGACCCGGCGGGCCAGGTTGAAGAACCGCGGCCCGTCGATGTCGGCGGCGTCCAGGTCGATGCCGTAGCAGGCAAGGAAGTCGGCGTCGAGGTCATCGAGGTAATCCGGTATCCAGGCGATCTCCTCTAGGCGCTCGCCGAGCGTCCTTTTGGGACGTCCAGCGCGCCCATGGCCTGCTTGACCACGATCTGCATGAGCTGCTCCAGATGCTCGGGTTCGAGATCGGGGTAGTTGACGAGCGCGTCGTACGCTTCCTCGCCGATGACCTCTTCGAGCAGCTCGGCGGAGGCGACGTCGAGGCCCTGCCTGCGCATGGTGCGGATCACCCGCAGGCCCAGGTTGGGCGGGAACCGTCGGGGGATGGTGAACTCACGGCCATCCAGGGTGAATAGGACGGCGCGCTCCTCCGGCGCCCGGTCCTCCGGCCGCTTGGTGGTGAGGTGCAGCGGCTCGAAGTCGCCGTTGTCGACGACGCGCACTGGGGTCTTGCGCTTGACGGTGCGGGCGTTGCTGGCCATGGCGGGCTCCTTGCTGTGGCGGGGGTTGCGCGGCCGGGCGCTCGGTTCCCGGCCGCGCAGGATCAGGCGGTCTGGTCGACGACGTGCACGATCGCGATCGACGGGGACACGTAGTGCGCGCCGAACTGGACAGGGATGAACGTCTGCTTGTCCTTGCTGTACTGGGACTCGACCTTGCTGACGTTCAGCACCCGGCGGGCGATCACCCTGCGCCGGAACGCATTGCCGGGCGCGTAACCGTCCATGATCGCCGCGAAGTAGTTCGGCTGCGTCGCGCTGGTGACGTTCAGTGGCTCCAGCGAGGAGTAGTTCGCCCCGGTCGCCGAGGTACCACCGTTGATCGCCTGCTGCAGGTTGACCAGGGTGGGCTCGGCGAGGTTGGTCTCCAGGGTGATCTCGCGGCTCGTGAGCCGCCGCCCGACGACGTCAACGAGCTGGTCGCACTGGAGCATCGCGAACTTCTGGTCGACGGACACCTTCACGCCACCGTCGGTGCCACCCACGTCGGTCCACGCCGACGCGGCCGGCGCCGAGTTGACGGCGGAGTCGAGGGGCTCGGTCGCGCCGAACAGGCCGGTGTAGAGCGTGCCCGGCCCCATCGTGAGGTTGCTCGCGGTCACGGACATGGTCCGCCTCCTACTTCTTCTTGCCGGACTTGATGCCGGTGACGTTGATCGACGGGTACTTGCGCGCCACGCGCTGCTGGATCTGCTTCTGCTGCGCCGGGGTCGCGTTCTTGGCGGCGCGGCCGAGAGCGGCGCGCGCGTGCGCTGCGTCATCCAGGCGGTACTTCTTCTGCTTGGGCAGACCGAAGTCGGAGGCCGGCATCTTCGCCCGGCCGCCCTTGGTGTTCTTCTTCGCGTTCGCCGCCTTGGACAGTGGCGACTTCATCGGCTGCCCGTTGTGCCTGCTCTTGCCGGCCATCTCCTCGTCTCCTCAGCTCGCGTCTCGGAACTGGTGCCGGTTCAGGTCGCCGTCCAGGTCGAACTGGACCGTGGCGTAGTCGGGGTGCATCGCCAGCGGGATGCACTGCGACTCGGGGATGTCGGCCGGCACATCCACGACCCGCGTGCCGGGGTGCATGAACTCCATCTGCCGCCGGTTGTGGTGCGTGATGATCAGCCCGTTGTAGGTGAGCATCTGTCGGGAGATGGCCCCGTACAGGGCGAAGCGGTCGCTCATGACTGGTCCACCCAATTCAGCGCGAGGTCGAAGGTGTACGAGGCGTAGAGGCCGATGTCGCCGTAGGACCGGCGCGGCTCGGTCACCACGTACGCCGACAGCACCCGGGCGTTCGGGTAGCCGGCTGGCAGCGTGAGGAGCCGCGGCACGTTGCGGAGTTCCGCGTCGGTGCGCGGGTAGCAGGCTCGGACGATGCATTCGGCGAGGTAGTTCGCCTTGTTCCACGGCGGCTTGGTGGACTGGGGCTTGCACGCCCAGGTGTCCACGGTGACGACCGGCTGACGCAGGGCGTTGTCCAGCACCGGCCGGCCGCCGCTCGTGCGCACCGTGACGAACCCGGACGCTGCCCAGGTGCTGTTGTCGGACGGCAGTTGGCTGGCGACCATGGCCGGCGTCAGCCCGGTCACGCCGCCGAGCCAGGCGACCGCCACCAGGTCCGTGTTCGCGCGCAGCACCGGGGACGTCACGACGCACCGCCGACCTGCGCACGAAGCGCCTTCACCTCGGCCAGGAGTGCCGCGTGGTCGGCGCGCATCTCGGCGATGATCTGACCCTGCTGCACCACGAGCTGCTTGGTGTCCCGGTTGACCTGGTAGTCCGACGCCGCCGCTATGGCCGACACCTGGTCACTGCGCTTGGCCGCGATCAGCAGGATCGCGCCCTGGAGCGCGGCCACGCAGGACAGCACGAGGTTGAGGAGGATGAACGGGTACGGGTCGAAGCCCTGGCTGCCGTTGAAGGCCATCCACAGGGCGAGGAACGCGATGGCCGCGAACACGAAGCCCCACGAGCCCATGCCGTTGCGCATCCGGTCCGCAGCCCGCTCACCGAGGGACAGCTGGTCGTGCGACGGCACCACCGGGTGGTGTCGCCAGTGGTCGGTCATCGCGAAGTACTCGCGGACGAAGGCATGCCAGGCGCGGCGCATCACTCACCCCGCTGCCGATAGAGGGCCGGGCGCATGAAGTCCTGCGGCGGCTGGACGCGGCCCGTGTCGTGTTTCCTGCCGTCACGGCCGCGATAGACGATCCGGTGGCCCTCGTTGACGTACACCGAGTAGTCGACGTCCTTCGACCCGATCCGCACTGTGCTGTCGTCGGTCAGGCCGTAGTCCAGCGAGGCGACGAGCCGGCCCGTGTCGACAGGGCAACCGGCCTGCATGTCCGAGAGGATCTGCGGCCCGATCTTCTCGTCGAGCAGCTTCGTGCTGGCCTCGGCCACGTGCTCGTGCCAGCCCTGCGCTACGCGGAACTCGGCCACGTTTCCTCACCTCCCAACGCCTCTACAGCGGTCGGTCATCCGTATGCGGTTGTGCGGAGCGCGCGCCCATCTACTGGGTTGGCGTGATCCGGGTCAGGTCGACATCGAGGTCCGGTGTCCAGGCGGCGCCGTACTTCTGGGTCACGTCGTTGACCAGGTAGAGCACGTTGTTGGTGTCGTCCCGCACCTGGTCGCCGGGCTTGACGTCCACGTTGGACTGGCACACGGCCTCGATCGCGCGGACGATCCGCGGCTGCTGCGTGGCCGGGTCGAACACGCGCTGGTTGACGTCCTCGATGAGGAACGGCACGCCGGTGGCGATGACCGTGCCGGTGTCGACGGTGTCGCCGAACTGATCGACGCTGGTGCCGCGGAGGATGCTCGCGGTGCACGAGGCGAGGGCGTACATCAGCCACCACCCCACGATCCGTAACCCGCGGGCGACCACACCTCGTAGAAGTCGTTGCCGGCCGAATCGGGGTCGGGCGAGATCGGGGTCATGCCGTCCTGGAACGGCGACCGGATGTGCACCGACCTGGTGCGCAGCCACGACACGCGCGAGAGGGCCTTTCGCGCCAACGGCGCGATCATCAGCGTCTGTTCCTTCAGGCCGATCGACTTCCGACCCTCGGAGATCATCGTTACGTCGAGCCGCGTGTAGAGGTCCGGCTGACCGTTGAGCCACACCGCCTCGTAGGCGACAGCGCGCTTCATCCACTCCTGGTCGCGGGTGCCGGTGTTGGCGTAGCCGAGGGCGGCGGTGCGGCGCGCGAACATCTCGATGATCGAGTTGGCCTGTGCCAGCTGCTGCTGTGTGACCGTGATGCCGGTGATGGCTGCAACGTCCGCGATCTGGGCCCAGGTCGCGGTGCTCGCTGCGAGGACTGTCACGACCTCAGAGGCCGTGACGGGGTTGCTGTTGTAGGTGGCGTTCCACACGGCAACGTGGTCGCCAAGCACCGCAGCGGCCGGGACCGCCCACGTGTACTGGTAGACGCCGGTCGTGACGTGCGTGATACCGGTCGAGGTGGTGGCCACGTCGACCGTGCTGTCCGGCGCGGTGATGCCGATCGTCAGCCCGGACACGTCCACGGCCGGCCCGCCGGCGTAGGCGTACCACTGGGCGGTGAGGGTGATCGTCTGGCCCTGCGCTACCTGGGTCATGCCGCACCCACCAGCGGGACGTAGCCAGTGTTCGTGCCGGCGCTGGTCGGGTTGAACGAGGCGGGCAGGGAGGTCGCGGTCAGGTAGAACGCCCTGCGATTGCCCGAGTTGTTGATCGTCTGACCGAGCCACGGCGCGTTGTTGTCGTTGGCTCCCATGGGGAACGGCATCGAGACGCCCGTGAAGCCACCGACGATGTACCCGATGTACATCCACCGGCCGGTGCCCTGCGCGGCGATGGTGGTGATCGTGCGGGCGGCCCACCCGGCGGTGGTCCACAGGGTGCTGTCGTCGGTGGTGATGCCCTTCTGGACGCCGGTGTCGTCGTAGATGGCGAGCTGGTTTGGCGTGGCGCTCGACGCGTAGGTGCCGCCGGTCCGGACGGCGGCGCACAGCTTGGAGATCGCGGTGTTGGCCGGGATCCAGACGCGCGCCATGAACACCGTGTTGGCACTCACCCCGGACTGGTTCTGGAACTCGTTCGGGTCGCCAGATGCCGCGAGCAGTCCGTAGGCGGACAGCGGGAACACCTCGTCCATCCCGACCGAGCCGCCGCCGGACGCCATAGCCCACTTGACCCCAGTGGTCTGCGTGGAGTCGGCGGTGAGCACCTGGCCGTCCGAGCCGACGCCGAGCCGGCCGATGGCGGCCGCCGCCGTGGCGACGAGCAGATCACCCTTCGTCGTGGCCGTCGATGCCTGCACGGCGCCGGTGATCCTGCTGTCGTTGCCCTGCGCCGCAGTCCCGCTCGCGGTGCCGTAGACGACCGCCAGAGTCCGGTCCACGCTCAGGTCACCGCCGCCGGACAGGCCAGTGCCGGCGGTGATTAGCCGGGTCGTGGGCGCCTTGCTGGCGAGGCCAGGCACAGTCGGGGACGCCGCAGTGCCTCCGAGGTCCCCGGCGAGCTGCACGATGCCCTTGGCCAGCGTGGTGGCGTCAGTCGCCGAGAGGGTGCGGTCGGCGGTGAGGTCCCCGCCGCCGGACAGACCGGCGCCGGTGAGGATCTGGCGGGAGGTACCGACCTTGCTGGTGAGCGCAGGGACGGTCGGCGCAGCCGCCGTGCCGCTCAGGTCGCCGGCCAGCTGCACCTTGCCCTTGGTGGTGGTCGTCGCGTCGGCCACGCCGGCCGAGGTGACGCTGTCGACGTAGTTCTTGTCGGCGGCCTGCAACGCAGCGGTGGGGTCGCCGGGCAGCACGAGCGCGCCGGTCATCGTGTCCCCGGCCTTCGAGACCTTGGTCGGGTCTCCGCCGACGTACCCGGTCGCTGCCATACTGTCCCTCCCCTCCGACTCGCAGGTCGTGCTGCCGCTACTCGGCGGCGTGGATGTCCTGCGCCGTGGTGGTTTCGCCCGGCTCGGTGTCGATGGAGGCCGGCACGACCTGCACCGCGTACCGCAGGTCGGTGTGCCGCATCCGGCGGGAACCCGAGGCGTTGAGCGGCTCGTCGGTCTCCTCGATGGCGACGAGGTACACGTCGCCCCGCGGGTGGAGGCCGCGCTGCACCGCTTCCTGCACGACGGCGACGGCGTTCTGTCGGTGGATCGGGTCGTCCTCCGTGACACCGATCCGGCCGACGCGGAACACCTTGTGCCACATGTCCTCGTCGGCACCGTCGACCGCGCGCTGCGCGACTTCGGTGTGCAGGCCCTCTTCGGTGCCGTCGACTGCGGGGAACTGCTCTGTCACGTCGGAGACCGGCAACTGCGGTTCCTCCGGGCCCGACTCGTCCACCTCGTCGCTGTGCTCGTAGGCCGGTGATTCGTCGTCGAACACGTCCTCAGCGAGGGTGTCGTCGTCCACGGCGTTCTCCCTGCGTGCGACAGATGGTGGGCGTGGCAGCCGCCACAGCCACGCCCACCGGACTGGGTTGGATCAGCTGCCGGAGTTGTCTTCCAGCACGGAGAAGGCGTTCTCGTGGCCGACGGCGAACGCGCGCCGAGCACGCATCTTGAGGATCGACTCGTCGGTCAAGGCGGCCAATCCATTCCTCCCGTCAATGAAGACGGACTCGGGTCCACTGCGGACACCGAGCAGCAGGAACTCCTTCGAGCAGATGACCAGCAGCGGGTTGCCGGTCGGCGTCGCCGTCGGCGCTGCCGAGGTGCGGGCACCCAGCGTCCACTTGACCGGGTAGCCGAACAGCATGTCCGGGGTGGACGCCTGGCCGCCACCGGGGAAGCCGCCGCTGGACTCCTGGAAGATCGGCCGGCCGTTGAGGTCCTTGATGCCGCGCAACTTCCTCTTGAACGTCGGGTGCGCGAGCACGAGGGCCTGCTCCTCGTCCCAGTAGTCGCCGGTCTCGACCAGGCCGACCGTGGTGGACAGCAGGTCGTAGGTGGTGCCACCCGAACCGGTCTTGGTCAGGTTCGTGTTGGCCTGGTAGCCGGTCGCCGAGTCGGTCTGGGTGAGCGTGTAGTACAGCGAGTCGAACGCGCAGCCAGAGGCCGCCTTCGCCGCGGTGACGCCCAAGCAGGCGTTGTCGAGGCCCTTGGCGTAAGCCGTGGCCCAGTCGGACAGCTTGGTGTTGACCACGTCCGCCAGGCTGTCGTCGATGTCCTCCTCGGCGATCCGCACGGCCTTGCCGAACTTCTGGACGCTCAGGATGACCTGGTCGTTGGTCGACTGGTCCTCGCCGTACGTCCCGCCCTTGGCCACGATGTCGATGCCGACACCGCCGGACCGCGGGGTCGAGCGCGTGGCGGTCTTCATCGGGACCCGCTGGCCGTAGGACTCGATCGCCGAGACCTGCTTGACCTTCTGGATGACGTCGGAGCCGAACTCCTCCCAGACCCAGGCGTCGAAGTTGTTGCGGGCGCTGCCACCGAGGGCGCGGATCGGCTCGCCGTTGCGGCGGTAGCCGAGGATGTCGCCGACGTCGTGCGCCGGAACGGACTCGTCGAACAGGTCGAGGTCGAACTGGGATGCAGACACGGCGCGTGCCCTTCCGAGTGATGGGTGCGGTGGTGTCCTGCGCCCCATCACGGGCACGTCAGGGCATTTGAATTGCCCGATCGCCGGTCCTAGCGGGCCGTCCCATCCGGGTGGCCTGCTGTCTCGGAGAATACACGCGAAAGCGCCCGACACGGATAGTGTGGGCGCTTTCTAGGCGCGTTTCCCCTATTCGTTTTCACACGGTTTAGGGAATTGCGTCTACCGCATCGAGTTGTGGATCTGCGCGGCGATCCGTTCCCCCGTCGTCTTGAACTGCGCGGGCGCGGGCTGCTTGTTCCCGGCGTCGATCCGCGGCGCGCGGCGGCGCTCCGGCTTGGCCGGCTCCGGCTCGGCGTCCTTGCCGAACAGCTCGGGGAACTCGTCGACCAGGTCGTCGATCTGGTCCTCGAGGCCGTCGACCTTCCCGGTCTCGGTGTCGACGTCGAGCTCGTCCATGTCCAGGCGCCGGATCATGCGGTTCAGGCGCTGCTCGGTGGGGTTGCGGAAGTCCGCCTTCATCAGCGCGGCGATCGCGGCCGACCGGATGGCAACCGGCTTGAACTTCTGCTCGGCGGCCTCCAGTGCGGCCTGCTCCCGCGCCGCGGCGTCCTCGTCGCCGGCCTGGCCGCCGCCCTGCTCGGCGACGCGAGTGGACTTGCGGAGCTCGCGGACGCGGAGCCGGTGCTTCTTGGCCTCGGCGTTCGCCTCGGTGAGGGCCTTCTGGGTCTTCTCCCACTCCTCGCGGGTGGGCGGCTTCCACTCGTCGCCCTTGGCCTTGTCGGCGCCGTCGTCGTGCTCGTCCTCCTCGTCTTCGTCGTCTTCGTCGTCGAGGATGTCCCGGCCGCCGCCGCTGCCCTGCGAGCCGCCGCCCTCCAGGTCGATCTCGGGGCCGTCGTCGTCATCGTTGGCGCCGCCGAGCGCCGGCCAGACGGGCGTGCCGTCGGAGAGCAGCCCGATGGCGGGCAGGAGCGTGTCCGGGTGGATGGGCAGGTCGAGCAGCATGGCGGCGTTCCTTTCGATCATGATCGGGCCTTGCGGGGGAAGTCGTTGAACCGGCCGCGGCGGACCGCGGTGCGGGCACGGGCCTGCACGGACTTCGGCAGGGTCGTGCCGCGGGCGAGCAGCCGAGACGCGGCGCGGAGCCTGGCCGGCTGGGACTCGGACGCCATGCGCCAGCCGGTGAGGATGCTGCGCTCGGCCTCCCGGCGAAGCGCGGCCGGCAGGTCGGGGCCGGTGTAGCCGGGCACGCTGCCCAGCCACACCGTGATCCGGCACCGGCAGTGCGGGTGCAGCGGGCATCCGGGCAGGAACATCGGGTCCGGCCACGGCACCAGCGGCTTGTCGCCGAACGTCAGCCCGACCGGGAACCCGTGGCCGGCTCGCGCGATGTGCCCGGAGTAGGCGAGGCAGTGCACGCACGCGTCCCGCTCCGCGACCCACAGCCGCTCGGCGTCGAGCTGGTCAGCGACCGCGGCGACGCCGTCGTTGACGGCCTTGTTCGTGGCCCATGTTGCGGTCGCCTCGGTCGCGGTCGCTGCCTGCTGCGCCGGCGACAGTGCGGTGGCCAGCTCGGCGAAGTTGTTGCCGGCGATGCGCGTGACGGCGGTTTCGGCGTCGGCGAGCTTGCCGGCGACGGTGGCGTCCACGGCGCGGATCGCGTCCACGGTGGCCTGGTCGAGGTCGGCCGCTGGCCACTCGAAACGAGCCGCGCGGCGGCCGGTCGCCGGCAGGACGTGCTCGACGGCTCCTTCGGTGGCGTGGAGGTGCAGTTCGTCCACGGCCTGCCGCACACCGAGGTCGATGGCCTGCTCCGCGTACCGAGTCAGTTCGTCGGCCGGGGTGAACCGGATGTCGGCGAGGCGGTTGCGTGTCTCGGTGGCGATGTCGTGCAGCGTGATCGGGTCGGCCGGCTCGTCGACCCGGCCAACCTTCCGCACCCACAAGGCGGAGAGCGTGCGCGTGAGCGCCTTCAGCTTGGCGCGTAGTGGCGCCGCGACACCGCGGGCCGCCCGCTCGAGGGCCAGCGCCTCGGCGGCGTGCTCCAGCACCAGCTGCAGCGTCGGCTGGTTCGGGGTCTGCGGCGGCTGCGGGGCGGTCACGCTGTGCCCGTGTCAGGGCCCATGAGCTCGGGCTCGCCGATGATCGAGCTGATCAGCTCCTGCACCTGGCCCTCGTCGACGATGCCGGTCGAGGCCGCGGCCGAGAGGCCCTGCAACGCGACGGCGATCTCCGAGAGCAGGTGCACGCGGAACGGCAGGTCGTCGTCGTTGTCGCCGAACCACTCGTCGGTCTGGTCCTTGGTGTAGCCGGCCTCCTGGAACGCCTGCGCCGGCGGGACACCGGCGTCGAGCTTGGCCTGGACGGTCTGCCAGCCGGTGAGGTCGTCCACGCTGGCCGGGGACTTCCAGTGCACGGTGACCTTGGGGTCGGGGACGCCGGTGATGCGCAGGGCGAACTCGAAGATCTCCCGCCAGGTCGCGCCGAAGGACAGCTGGCGGTTCACGATCTTCTTGACGAACGGCCCCTCGGCGGTGCGCAGGGACTCGCCGGACGGGGCGTCGCCACTGGGGTCGAAGTAGTGGAACGGGGTGACGCACAGCTGGGCCATGGCACGCAGGTAGACCTGGAGCGGGCCCATGAACGTCTCGGGGTTGGCCTCGGCGAACTGGCCGACCTCGGTGACGCCCTGCATGTACCAGAGCGAGCCGGGGTCGCTGGTCAGTTGGGACTGCGGGTCGGATGGCCGGCTGGTGGCGCCGGTGTCGAGGGCGAAGCTGAACTCGTCCTCGTCGGAGTTGACGGCGTCGGCGGTGTCGGTGTCCGGCGCGGTGAGCGCGTACCGCTGGGGGAAGGCTTGGTAGTCGACGCCAGCCATGTGGCTGAGGATCAGCTTGTGGATCGCGTCCTGCGGGCCGAACGCGGACAGGTGCTCCGGCTTGCCGTACGGCCGGCTGGCCGCGCGGAAGTGAAAGACGGGGACCTCGTTGAACGGATTTACGAGCGGCCACTCGTCACCCGGGTTGTCCCGGTACGGGTGCATGTCGCCGGCCTCGACGTTGGTGACGCCCTCCTTGGAGATGAACCGCTCGATCCGGTCCGGGTAGTACAGGTCGATGCGGACCTGCTGGGTGTTGTTCAAGATCCATTTCTTGACCGCGTACCGCTTCCGCAATGGGCGCTCGGGGTCGTAGAAGACCCGGCAGCAGTGCGGGCTGTTGTAGAAGATGTCGACGTTGAGGAACCCGTCGGCGTCGGTGTCGAGCAACTGGGGCGAGCCGTCGCCCTCGAAGTCGTCGGCGCCGTCCGGGGCGGTGGGCCAGACGATGACGTAGGCGTCGCCGTACTCGCACGCCTTGAGCATGATGTGCGGGGCCTCGAGGTCGAGCTGGTTGTCCCGCCACATGTCCTCGATGCGGGCGTTGCTGTTCTCGTCGGTCGCGGAGACGGCGTTGATCTCCAGGCGGTCGACGACAGCGTCCACGGGGGTCTTGGCGAAGTTGAACCGGAACCCCACACCGGTGCGGGCCATGGCGCGGCGGAGCCGGATCGAGGCGAAGAACTCGGGGACGGTGCCCTCGTAGTAGTTCTCGGCGCGCTGGTAGAGCACCGCGGAGGTGGTGAGGGATTCGATCGCGTTCTGCAGGTCCGAGGGCGATGATGGGCGCCATACGCCGTAGGCAGAATCCGACATGAGGGTAGGGGTGGCCGCGACGCCCATGGTGGCCTGATCGGTCAACGCGAGGTTCTTGTCCACGGGCGTCCTCCTGTGCGCGGATATGCACAGGGTAAACGCGCTGTGCGGCTATTCCGGTAACGGACCGCAACATTAGCAGTGTGTGAAAACAATGCTGTCGAGAATTGTTTGCGCACGATTCAAGAGGCGATGTCATCGGCATCGAACCCAGCCGGCGGCAGCACGGTGACCTTCGACTTCTTGCCCGGCTTGAGGAACATGTCGATGCCGGTGCCAATCGCATCCACCAGGTCGTCATGCGCGCCCTTGGGGAAGCCGACCATCTGCTCCTCGGCCTGCGTCAGAGGACGCTCGTGTACGACGTACGGCAGCCCGTCCGGCCGGCGGCGCTGGTACCAGTTCAGGGCGCGGGCGGCCCGGACCTCCTTGGCCTCGCCCTGGTGCACCGGTTTGATCGGCAGCGGGAGTCCCTTGAGGACGCTGTCCCGCCAGACTTGGCCGCCCTGGTTCGTCTCGACCACCACGCCGCGCGTCTCCGGGAACTCCTCCAGCACCTCCAGCACCCACTTGCGGAGCGGCTCGCCGGGCTGGACGCGCCGGGCGTGGGCGTAGCGGACGACGACCCGCCGGTGGTGCGCCGAGTAGGCAACGACGGCCAGCGCGGTGAAGTCGCTCTTGCCCTTGTCGGTGACCGCCGGGTCAATCGACAGCAGCTGGTGCGTGAGTGCAGGCACGGTGGCGTGGACGAAGTCCTCTTCGCGCCAGTACTCACCGTCCCGACCCATGGGGTCGTTGGCGTAGTTCTTCTTGTAGGCGCGGGTGTGCCGGATCGATTCGAGGTAGGCCAGTGGCCACTTCGCCGGCCACAGGCTCCGCTCGGCGCCAGTCTCGTCGTCGCGGACGATCGCCGGGTAGTAGTGGACTCGCCAGTGCTCGTCGGCAATCCACGGCGGGTGTTCCTCGCCGGGCTTGGTGACGGTCTTGACCAAGTCGTGCACGATGGAGCCCGGCATGGTGACGGTGCCGACCAGGACCACGCGGGCATAGACGTTGAGCGGCAGGATCGCGTCGAGCAGTGTGGAGAGCCGCTTCTCCTTGAGATATGGCGAGTAGTTCGACTCGTCGGGCTCGACGTCGTCCAGCACGATCAGGTCTGGCCGCCGCTCGGCGACCTTCATGCCGAGGGCGGCGCCGTCGACACCGCGGGCGGCGAACACGAACCCGGACTTGGTGATCAGCATGCCGCGGTTGTCGGACTCGGTGCTTCCGCGCGGCCGGCGGGCCGGCGTGCACAGCTGGGGGAAGTCCAGCGCCAGCAACGCGTTCTGGTCGAGCTCGCGCTTGAACGTCTGGAGGTGCAACTCGGCCTGCGTGGCGGAGTGTGCAAAGGCGGCGCAGAACCGGCGGTGCCCATGCGCCGCGGACCAGAGGGGCAGCACGAGGAAGAACCAGGTGCTCTTACCGACGCCGCGGGGGCCGACGTAGGTATCCCGGTCCTCCGCCGGGTTGTCGGATGGGAGCGCCCACTTCTTCGCCTCGACGACGACGTCCAGGTGGAACTCGCTGAACGTGATGCGCTCGCCGGTCTCCTTACCCCGCAGGTGGTGCGGCAGATACAGCAAGGCGAACAAGAGCGGGTCGTACTTGGTGAGGAGCCGCCGGCACTCGGCGATCTCCAGCATCCGCGGGTCGAACTGCGCGAGGTACGCGTCCAGGTTGAAGCCGACCCCCGACGCCGGGTCTGCCGGGTCGGGGGTCGGCTCGTGATCCTGGACAGCGGTCACACCTGCTCCGGCGGCCGGTGAGCGTCACAGCACCCGTCGGCCGTGACCTGGCCAACGCACTCCTCGCTGTCGCGTTGGCACGGCAGGTATTCCTCGTCGGACACGAGCGGGCGGTCGAACCCGGGGCTCATGCCGGCCACGCCCAGTTGCCCGGCTGGTCGCCCTCGACGCGCGAGGTCGCCCAGTACTGGCCGTACCCGTCGAGTTGCACCATCAGGTTGGCCGTGGTGGTCGACGGGTCGAACACGGCGACGATCGTCGCTGGGTAGATCTGGCCGGCGTGGACCGAGTTGCGCTGGTAGATGTCGTACTCGCCGCCGTCGAGGCGGGTGCCCTTCCGGTGCTGCGGCGCGTAGGAGTCGATGAGGGCAAGGTCGCCCTCGCTGACCTTGTAGAGGACGTGCGCGCCGATGCTCGGCTTCTGGTCGGTCATGTCACTCTCCGTTCATCAGCATTTGCAAGTGCGAGTGTTTCGCCGGGGATCTCCGGCACTTGCGTCACGGTCAGTTGCTATCCAACCCACCGCCACGGCACCGGGTCTGGTCGGAGCGCCGCGTTCAGCGCGTCGTGGTGGACCACGACGGCCGTCCCAGGTGGTACGAGCGGGCTGTACCGGATCGGCAGGTCGGGCATCGCGCCGACGGCGACGCGCGTCATCACGGCGGGACCGTCGGCCGCTCGGCAGTAGAGGGCGCGGCCGGTCAGCTCGGTCGGCTCATGCCGTGCCTGCTGCATGTGGGCAACGGCGACGCGCGCTGCGTCTGCGATGTGCCGCTCCAGCTCGCTCGCCGGCGCGACCGCCGCAGGCATGGCCAGCGGGGAGAAGTCGAGCACCTCGACGGGCTCCTCCTCGACGTTCCCCGCGGTGATCCGGTACGACCGCACCTCGGGCTCGTCGGCGCGGAGCGAGACGATGACGTAGTGCGCGTCCGGTTCGGCGGCGTACCGCACATCCGGCGCGGACGGGTACGCCTCGGTGGCCGGGTGGGAGTGGTAGATGACCACCGGTTGCTCGCCGCGCCGGTCCATGTCGAGCCACACGGCGAGCTGCTCGCCGGGGTCCATCTCGTAGCGGCTGCGGGACTGGGCGGCGTTGCGCATGGGGACGTGCCGCTCGGCGAGCCCATCCCGGCCGGCGAGCACGCCGCACGCTTCGAGGGGTGCTTCGGCGCGGCAGTGGGCGACCATGGCGTCCAGGAGGTCACGGCGTAGGCGCAGCACTGGGTGCCTCCGGTTCATCCAGGGCGGCGCGCAGGCCGTCGATGATGTACTGCACGGAGCCCGACGCGCGGTGCTCCTCGTCGTGCTCCAGCGACGTGATCGCCTCGCGGATCGCGGCGCCGAGCCGGTCGACGCGGCGGCCGAGGATCCGGGCCAGCGCGGTCGAGGTGGCCGAGGCGCTCATGCCGGCTTCCCCTTGACCTCGACCCAGTCGACGGCGGTGAGGTTGATGAGGCGCTGGCCGGACGCGTCGTTGATGGTGAGGACGCCACCGAAGCCGAGGTCGTCGACCAACGCGGTGAACTGCTTCAGCTCGTCGTCGGTGGGGCTGTAGGCGACGGTGTCGCCGTTGCGCATGTGCAGGACGATCGGGATCACGGCTGCTCCTTCGAAGCGGGCGGCCACTCGCTGGCCGGCACGAACTCGGCCGGCGGCGGCGCACCCGCGCGCCGATACCGCAGCGGCTCCCAGAACGGGCCCGGCAGCACGTGCACGCCGAGGTGCGTCCGGTGGTGCGTCGCGCACAGCGGCTCTAGGTTCCCCGGCCCCTCGATCCACGCCTGGAAATCGGCGTCGGACTCGAAGTGCAGGCCGAACGCCGCGGCGACCTTGTCCGGGTCCATGTTGTTGACCTCGGAGAACTCGATGTGGCTGTGGTGCAGCTCGATCGGGCCGCCGCACAGGTCGTCGCCGATGACGCACTTCCACAGGCCCTGCCGATGGAGCCGGGCCTTGGCCTGCATGAACAGGTGGTAGTGCGGGTCGGACTCGCGGGGTTGGTGCTCCGGGACGTGGGCGAGGATGTGCAGCGTTAGTCGCTGCTCGTGCGCCGGCGTCGGGTGGTCAACCATCAGTCGGCTCCTTCGGCTTGGCGTCCTTCAACTCCGCGTCCGCCCACCGGCCCCAGAACTCCGCCTGCGCCTGGGCTATCGCCATCTGGAAGTCGAGCTCGGCCGTGGCCGCCGCCTTCACGGCTTCCTCGATGGCCTGCACCGTCCGGCACGGCCACGTCTGCGGGTTCTCGCCAGCGCACTCCGCGCAGCTGCCGTACTCCTCGTGATGCAGCCGCAGCACCGCCGCCGCGACAGGGTTCGCACTCGACACGCGGGCCAGTTCCACCACGCGGTCCCAGTCAGCTGCCATCGACGCCGCCCTTCAACCGGGCCTCGGCCAGCGCGGCGTCGGCCTTGGCCTTGTTCACCATGTCGATCAGTTCGAGGTCCTGCTGCGTCGTCTCCGTCAGCGTCGCGTCCACCTTCAGCGCGCCCTCCGTGCCGTGGAGGCGCATCATGCGGCCCACCAACGACTCGGCCCGCCCGATCGCCGCGAGCGTCACGCCCGGGTCCTCGAGCGGGACGCCGTCCGGTCCACGGACCACGCGGCCGTCCGACACGAGCGGGTGGGGTGTGCGGATGATCTCGACGGCCCGGTTGAACAGTCGCTCGAGGCGGTCGTGCTGGACGCGGCGGTACTGCTCGCGGAGCGGGTCGACGGTCTCCCGGATCTCGCACTCCAGGCGCCGGCTGACGGTGGTCTTGGACAGGCCGGTGAGCTCGGCGATCTCGCGGAGGTTGTGGCCGGCGAGGTACAGCTCGTAGCAGATGCGTTGTTCTTCGGCGAAGTGTGCGTTGGTGTAGCGGGGCTTGCGGTAGGGCTGGATTCCCCCGGCCATCGCGTTCCACCTCCTACGTTCCGTTTGCCGGCGTGCTATTTGTTACGTGTGAGTGCGGCCCGGATTCGCGCGGCGCGTGTCCTTGTGGTTCCGTGCCCGGCCTTGTTCTTAGGGAGTGAGCGGTAACCAGTCTTCTTTCCGCGCTCGGCGACGATCTGCTCGGCCCAGCGGTGCGCGAAGGGCTTCTTCGTGGCGAACATCCATCGCCACTGAGCTTGCGAGTGGGCTGGACCTGGCGATTTGCGGTGTCCGTGTTCCTTGGGCATTCACGCCTCCCCGTCGTTGTTTCCCTGGCCAGTATCACCCGCCGAGGTGCATGAGGGCGTCGGCGTCCGCCGTGGACGGAGTGGGCGCGTCTGTGCTGGTGGCGGGCTGGAGGGCGACGAGTTCGAGATGCAGCGTGCCCGTGGGGAGTTGGGTGGCGCGGACCTGGTGGTTGTCGGGGAGGAATTCGTTGGGGCGGATGCTGGCGGTTCCTCCGGCGCGGGCGACGAGTACGCAGAGCACTGCCTGCGTGATGTCTTTGTCCGTGCTTTCAACTTCGCTCACGGTGTGCTCCTAGCTATTCGCTGGGCGTTATCGCCATCGTGTTCGTGTTATCAAACCGTGGCGTGTCGGCGGGTCGGCGGCGTTTGTCTGTGGGTTAGCGTATGCCGAAAGCCGTCAGCCGCCGCGACATCTGATGCCTGTTCGTTGTGCGCGCCGCTGATTGCTTTTCGCACGCGAAAGGCGGTGCTGATGGATCCGCAGACCGAGACGAAGTACGTCACCCCCAAGCAGCTCGGGGAGCGCCTCGGCGTGACGTCCCAGAACGTGCTGTACCACGTGAGGCGGGGGCACATCGCGGCCGAGCGGCCCGGCGGCCGGGACGTGCTGATCCCGGTGGCGGAGGCGGATCGGGTGGCCGAGATGTACCGGCCGCACGCCCAGCGGATCTGGCAGGCGCGGCGGCCGAAGCCGGAGGCGCAGAGTGCCTGACGCGACGATGGAGGTCGTGTTCTTCGGTGGTCCGTACGACGGCCGACCCGAGGTGGTCCCCGCGTACGAGGACAGCCTGATCGGGCAGGTCCCGACCGAGGTTCGCATGCATCGGTTGCCGCCGCCGGAGTTTCTGCGCTACGACCCGAGCGGCCTGATGCCCCAGCGGCTCGTCTACGAGCGGCAGCATCGCGGCGGCCGGTGGGCGTACGTCTTCTGTGACGCCGACCCGGACGATCTCCTGCATGTTCCGCCGCTGACGGATCCGTTGCTGGAGGCCGTGGTCGCTCACGTGCGCAAGGTGTGGCCGCAGCAGCGGGTGATTGTCCGCAGCCACGCTGTCGATCACCAGGCGCGGATCGAATGCGGCGCGAACCTGGAGAAGCGCGTCCGCTCGTGGGTGCTGCATCAGCTGCACGAGGCGGCGGCCGAGGAGGACCTGATGCTGTTGGCAGTCGACGGGCCGACATGGGCACCGACGAACAGCGACTACATGGACAAGCTGCTGGTGTCGGCGTGCGCGATTCCTCGCTTCCGCCCGTTGACGCAGCGTCTGAGCGAGGAGGCGGCGCGTCGTGCCTGATCCGATCGCACACCACACGGTGACATTCGACTGGCAGAAGGTCGTCTCGCAGGTGCTCACGGACGCGCCGGGGATCGTTGATGTCGAGTACGAGGTGCGGCCGGAGCTCGTGTTCGACCGCATGGTGCATCAGCTGAAGGCGCGCGTGCTCAGCCACAAGTTGCCGGCGCACGAGGTGACCGAGCTGCAGCGGGTCGAGTTCGAGTTTCCGGCGTCGCCGTGGCAGCACTGGAAGCAGCGGCATGGCGGGTCGTGGTGGCTGCGCTGGTTGGTGCGGTGGCGTCCGGTTCGGACGGAGACGGTGGTGAAGACGGTCGGGTTCACCGCGGTGTGGGAGCAGATGGCGGTCTACCCGTGGCAGATGTTCGCGCCGACAGCGAAGGTCTTAGGCCGGGCGCAGCGGATCGTTCAGTTCGTGTCCAACCAGGAGATTATCTCGTGACGGGGCTGACGCTGGCTCCGCTGGAGGACCCCAACTACGTGCCGAAGCACCAGCCGTGGCGTGGCTCCGTGCCGGAGGTCGTCGCCCGGTGGGGGTGGCGAAGCCAGCTCCGCTGGTTCGCCCGGTTCCGCAACCAACTTCGCTTCCAGCAGCCGGAGTATTGGGACCGGTTCTTCATCGACAGCGAGCTGCACCACGGCCTGTGCTGCGGCTCGTGCTGGAGCGACATCGAGGACGGGTACGAGGAGTACGACCCGCAGCTCTGCTGCTGCCGCGCCGAGCGCAGGAGGACCAGCGCGTGAGGATCTTCGGCTGGCCGGCCGACTTCGCGGGCTGCGCCTACTACCGCATCCACCAGCCACTCGACGAGCTGGGCCGCCACGGGCACGACGTCACCGCGAAGCGCGTCGCGCTGGGGACCGCCGACGCGGCGATGTACTCGGCTGATGTGGTTGTGGGGCAGCGGATCTGCACGCCGCCGCCGTCGGCCCGGTGGGCGGCGTTCCGGCTGTACAAGGAGCAGCGGTACCGGGAATGGCTGGCGGCGTCGTGGAGGTCCAACCGGGACCTGGTGCAGATCGTCAAGAAGCTCGACGCCCGCCCGGCCAGCCGCCCGAAGCTGGTGTTCGAGATCGACGACAACTTGTGGCGGGTTGACCCGTCGTCGCCCCAGGCCTACGAGGCGTTCGCGCCGCCGGAGATTCGGCGCCGCCTGGCACAGAACGCGGGGCTGGCCGACACCGTGACGGTCAGCACGCCGACGCTGGGCGACGTCATGTCGCAGTTCAACCGGGACGTGCGGGTGATCCCGAACTGCATCCCGGCGGCGCTGCTGGAGCACGAGCCGCCGCGGCGCACCGACGGTGTGGTGACGATCGGCTGGGCCGGGTCGCACACGCACGCGATGGACTGGGCGCAGGTCGACGAGCATCTGGTGCGCGCGCTGAAGAAAGCGAGGCGCACGGAGCTGCACGTGATGGGCGGGATGGATCCGCGGTGGTCCCGTGTGCCGGCGCACCGGATGCGGGTGACCGGGTGGACGGACTCCGTTGAGGACTACCACCGGAAGCTGGACTTCCACATCGGCATCGCCCCGCTCAAGCAGCATCCGTTCAACCTGTCGAAGTCGCCGGTGAAGGCCCTGGAGTACGCGGCGCTCGGGATCCCCGTGGTGGCCAGCGATGTCGGCCCGTACCGGGACTTCGTCAAGCACGGCGAGACCGGGTTCCTGGTGCGCCGGCCGGAGGAGTGGACGCGGTACCTGCTGGACCTGGTGTTCGACGAGGCGATGCGGGAGGAGATGGGCCGCAACGCCCGGAAGCAGGCCAGCGAGCACACGATCGAGGCCACCTGGCCTCTCTGGGAGGAGGCCTTGAAGCCGTGACAGCTGACCTGTTGATGATCGTGCCGAGCCGTGGCCGGCCGCAGAACGTGGCCGCGCTGCTGGACTCCTGGGCCGAGACCGCGACCGGCGCGGCGGACTTGGTCGTCGCGGTCGACGCCGACGACCCGGAGTTGCCGGGGTACGAGTCGCTGCGCATGAGCCGATCGTGGCCGGCCGCGTTGGGGAACTTCCACATGCACACCGGCGCGCGGCTGCGGCTGGGCGGCACGTTGAACTTCATCGCCGAGTGGGCGCTGCTGCACTACCCGATGGTCGGGTTCATGGGAGACGACCACCGGCCGCGCACCGCCGGGTTCGACCGCCGCATGGTCGAGGCGCTCACCGAGCTCGGCACCGGCATGGTCTACGCGGACGACCTTTTCCAGCGGCAGAACCTGCCGACCCAGATCGCGATGACCTCGGACATCGTGCGGGCGTTGGGCTACATGGTGCCGGGCGGTTTGGTGCACCTGTACGTGGACAACGCGTGGAAGGTGCTCGGCGAGCGGATCGGGCGGCTGCGGTACCTGCCGGACGTGGTGATCGAGCACTTGCACCCGTCGGCAGGAAAGGCCGACCTGGACGACTCGTACCGCGAGACAAACTCGCAGCAGCAGTTCGACGCGGACCGTGGGCGGTTCGAGGACTGGCTGCGGTTCCAGGCCGATGCGGACGTGGCCCAGCTCCAGGAGCTGATCCGACGTGGCTGACGTGCCGGAGGTCCGGATCAGTCCGGACAGGACGCAGGTTGCGGTCCTCACGGATCCCGGCCAGCACACACCATGGGCCACGGTCAGGGTGCTGATCGGCGGCGTTGCAACGGACGAGTGGGTGGCTGGATGGACGCCACTCGTCGATGCAACGGAGCAGGCGGTCACTCCTGACAAAGCTGCCGCGCTGGTCCTCTACGAGGCGGCCGAGTGGGTGGCGTCCTACCGGGACCAGATGAAGCGGGGCTCCGGCGACCGGCGTGCCGCCGAGCGTATCCACGCCGTGCTGGCGGATCGGGCCCGGCGGCGGCACCTCGGCGAGCTGTACGACCCGGCGATCGCCGTGAGCGGGGAGTTGCTGCGGCAGGAGCTCGCGGCGCGGCCAGCGCCGGTGGACCTGGCTGGGCTGGCCGACAAGTGGGAGAAGGAGGCGCACGCCATCGCCACTGACGGGTTCGTGCCGCTGTCCATCCGCGACAAGGGAACGCCAGAGGACGCAGCGCAGTGGCGGAAGCAGGCCGAGGCGCAGGCGTACGGCATGAACTGGTGCGCAGGCGAACTGCGGCGAGCGATGGGGGCTGGCCAGTGACCGAGTGGCAGCTGTTCGAGTCGGGCACCGTGCCGGAGTGCACGACGCCGGCCTGGTACGAGGGCCGCGAGCGTGCGCCGCACGTCGACCAGGACGCGCACCGCGGCCGGCTCGTGCTCGCCGCCGACATGGTGCGGGACGCGATCGACCAGTACGGGGTGCGGTCCGTTGTGGACCTCGGGTGCGGCGACGGCGGACTCCTGTCGCTGCTCCAGCCGTACTCGTTCGAGCACGACGTGCCGATGTGGGGCTACGACCTCCAGCGCTCCAACGTGAACCCGGCCGTGCTGGAGCGCGAGGTCGACGTGCGGTTCGGTGACGCGGTGAACGGCGCCGTCGAGTGGGGCGAGCTGGCGGTGTGCACCGAGTTCCTGGAGCACCTGGTCGACCCTCACGGGTTCGTGCGCCGGGTCGGCGAGCACGCGCGGGTGATCGTGGCGAGCTCGCCGTTTACGGAGACCGACCAGTCGCACTACGAGTTCCACACCTGGGCGTTCGACATGGCCGGGTATCGGGCGCTGATCGAGCAGGCCGGCTACCACGTCGAGCGGCACGAGACGACGTCGATGTTCCAGGTGATCCTCGGGAGGAAGCCGTGACCGACGACGAGAACGACGGCTGGCGGGCGCATGTCCTGTACGAGGATCGGGTGCTGTACGAGGACGGTGCGCTGCGGATGGCGCTGGGCCGCCGCATCGGTCGAGGGGCGCACGAGTGCGTGGTCGGTATCGATGCCGCGGGCGGCCTCACGCTGAAGCTGGCCGAAGAGGGCACCCAGGTGCCGACCTTCCTCCTGCCGTCCACCGTTGCCCGCGCGTTGCTCGATGCGTTGGCGCAGCACTTCGGCGGGACCGGCGACGTGCGGCAGCTTCGGAAGGACCACGATGCCGAGCGGGCCCGCGTGGACAAGCTGATCGCCACGCTCTCCACCGTCGCGACGCGGGGGCAGCCGTGACGCTAAGGCCGTACGTCTGCCGGCGGTGCCAGACGCCGCGCGCCAGCTGGGAGATCTTCGAGGCAGCCCGGTCCGGCCGCCCGAAGTACTACTGCCTGGGCTGCATCCCGTGGTGGGTGCGGCTGACGATGTGGCTGCGGGGTGTGGAGTGAGCGAGCAGCAGCGCACCGAGCGGACCGCCGTCGAGCAGGCCGTGTACGACACGCTGGCCGA